TTAGCCGCGACGACGCGCCTCGAACCACGTCATTACCTCACCGGCCACCCAGCGCGGCTGGGCGCCTGGCACGGCCTGGATGCGCTTCGGGAAGTCCGGCAGGCAGCAGATGCGCTGCTGCAGCGTGCTCAGGCTGTAGCCGCTGTATTCGGCGATCTGCTCGTAGCCCCACAGCCGGCGCTCTGCTGGCACGATGGCCACCGTGCGCAGGCGCTGGGCCAGTTGATCGAGCACGTCAGCTTCCTGCGTGGCACTCATGCTGCCTTCCTTGCCGCATCAGCGGCCAGCTTGTTGATCTGCGACTCTGACCAGTCCGCCGCCAGGCTGGCGGTGTACTGGTCGACGCGCTGGGCGAGCAGGTCCTGCACTACCACCCCGTCCCTGGCCAGCTCCAGCTGGGGCCCCGTGAACAGGACGCGGCCCGTCCTGCGGTAGGTGTCGATCAGCTGATGGGCCAGCTCGAGCTGGGCGGCCATTTCCGGTTGGCCCACCTTGAGCAGCTCGGCAACGCGCGACCAGGTGAGCACGCCGCCCATGTACTGCCACAGGATCTCCTCGCCGGCGGTACCGGTGGCGATCGCGTCGAGGTTCGTGTGGTGCGCCAGGCTGAGATCTCGCACCTGGTCAGGCGTGAGCTTCGGGCGCAGCCAGCGCGGCACCTGGTGCATCGGCTTGGCACGCGTCGTCATGCCGGCACCCCTACGGACGGCACTACCCCAACGGACACCACCGGATGAGCCTGGCTATGGACCATCAGCACGATCAGGCCGCCGGCGTTGAGCGCGGCCAGCTCCTCGGGGTCGGGCCGCCAGAACGACGCCATGGTGGGCTGGCCAGCCACCTCCATGCGAGTGATCGGCAGCGCTGAGCACGGCAGGTCCTGCTGGTCCCATTCGGCTGGTGCCCCGAGGACCGCGTTGTTGCTGGGATGCTGAGTGGGATTCATGCTTCAGTTCACCTTGTGTGCCGGCACGTCCGGCATACCAGCGGCCCAGCCGTCGAGCAGTTCCTGCAGGGCTTTCTTGACGTCCTCCCGGTTGCCGTTGCTCACGTAGTTCGATCGCACCGGCGTAAAGACCACCAGGCAGAAAAGGGTCGGTTCGCCCGCCACCTCACTAAGCGCCTTCTCCAGCTCGGTCGCGAGCGGCTGCATCACCAGGGACACGCGGATCGCCGCGTCGCTGTTGCCTCCGCTCATGACTGAATCCCTTGTTCGTCTGCGGCCCGATCCAGTCGCTCGATCTCGGCCAGGATCAGGGCGCCCGCGCGCACGAGGTTGCTGCGATAGTCCTTGGGTTTCCAGTGGTCCGCGCTCCAGGGCCAACGCCCTGGACAAGTGGGATAGCTGTGGCCATAGGGGCTGGGACCCTCCTCTGCGTAGCACGAGGCAGCTAGGCCCAGCTCGCCGTGCGAGTGCTCGTCATCGTGCTCAGGCGTCCAGCCCTCCACGCACACCTGGCGCTGACGTTCAGCGAGCACGTCGGCCGCTGCAGCCGTGAGGACGAAGAACCGACGCCCATTCCCCATGTCCAGGGCCCTCGCATCACCGGAGGTGAAGGCATAGGTGGATGAGGCGGCCGCGTTTGCCGCATCGAACTCGCCCGCGGCGTCGCAGGCCTCGACCATGTTCTTGTTCATGCCTCGGCCTCCGCCCCTTCGTCTTTCACTTCCTCGCCGGCGTCAGCCGGCTTCGTCGGACTGTTCTCACCATCGCGCGGCGGGAACGGCCAGGTGGCCAACGGGGCCAAGCCGGCGGGCTCGCCCTCGAGCGCCAGCTCACCGTGCGCCGGCGCAGCCTCGGACTTCTTGGCCTTGCCCTTCGCCTTCTTCGGCGCGCGCGCAGCCGTGGAAGGGGGGGATTCGGGTTGGGCGGGCGGCGAAGCGCCATCGGGGTTCAGGACGTCGACGCCGTAGCGGCTGGCCAGCTCAAGCTTTGCCTTGAACCATTCGGGGGTGCCGGGATAGTGGGGCGAGGTATAGCTGTTGATCACCACCATCACCAGCAGCGCCCCGAGCTGGTCGGCAGTGAGCTCCTTCAGCTTCTCGCAGCGAGCCGCAAAGGGGTCGTCTGCCTCGTCCAGTTCGTCGCTGTTCCAGCCGATGATCTCCTCAGGGAGGCCGAGGCCGTAGTCGCCCAAGTGCATTTCGCGCTCGTAGAACATGCGCAGCTCGTCGGTGGTGCGCGGCGTGACCAGCACGCGACGCATGATTGCCTCCTCGATGGCGGCCCAGTTGGAGAGGCAGGCCTGCTCCTCAGGAGGTCGAGGCGTCTCGGGCTGGTCATCGTCTTCCGCATCATCGGAATCCGGCTGAAGACCGATCGCCTCCTCAACCTGGCGGTACTGCTCTTCGGTGATGCACTCCACCACCTCGCCGGGGCTGTGCGGGTTCGCGATGATGGTGAGCTTCGGCGCTTTGGGGCCCAGCTCCTCGAGGATCTCCCGGAGCTGCTTCATCCCACCGTCGGCCATCGTGATGGAGGCGTATATGCTGACGTGCCCATCGGGTGTGCACTTCCACGCGAACGGCAGCAGCTCCTTGGCCTCCTCACCCTGCACCACGCGGTGCCCGCGCTTCTTGGCCGCCTTGAGCTCCACCTGCAGGTGGGCCACCTTCTTGGCCTCAAAGCACTCGATGTCGGTGCAGACGCCTGCACCCCACTCGCTGGCCAGCGTCTCGTCGTTGGACGTGTTCTTGTGGCACTGCTGGCAATCACCTGCTGCCGGCACGAGCCGGACGTTGAACAGGTCAAACGGTGCGTCGTTGAGCCTGAGCTGGAACCGGTCCGCCAGGATCTTCTTGGCCTGGCGGTAGCTGACGCAGCACTCTACGCGCTCCCCGTCGCGCCACTCCTTGCTGAACATGGCCTTCAGGGCCGCAGGCTGCAGCGGGTGGGGCAAGCGCGCCACCTCCTGCGCAACCTCGGCGCCCATGCGGCCGTCGGCCACCGCCTCGCGCACCTTGTCGTGCGCCGTAGCCAGGCGCAGGCGGTTGAAGACGTAGCTGCGGCTCTTGCCTGAGTGCTGCATGAGCGCCTCGATCGTGTGCTCGTGCTCGCGGCGCAACGTGTGCAGTGCGTCGGCCTCCTCCAGCGGGCTCACATCCTCGCGCTGCAGGTTCTCGACGACCTGGGCCACTCTGGCATCGTCGTCACTCATCGCACGCACGATCGCGGGGATCTCGTCCAGGCCGGCGATCGCGGCGGCGCGGAAGCGGCGGTGGCCGAAGACGATCTCGTGATCGTGCTCGACGTCGGCCTGCACCAGCGGGCGCACCACGATGGGCTGGTGGACGCGGCCCAGCGGCGGGCGCATGGTGTCCGCCAGTTCGGCCAGGCTGGCCTCGTTGTAGTGGCGGCGGGGGTTGAAGGGGCTCTCGCGCAGGCGCGCGAGCGGGAGCATGGTGATGGTTTCAGACATGGGGTACCTCAGAAGAAGAGCCACCACGCCAGCACAGCAGCACCGGCAGGCAGCAGGACATAGCGGACGGCCGTGGCGCCCAGGAGGAAGCGCACGATCCAGCGGGAGTAGTCGCGAGGGGGCTTGTGGTCAGCCATGGGGGCACCCTGACAGCGCAGCCGCGCCGCACACATGGAAGACGACACGCTCGACCTCGCGGGCCAGGGCGTCGAGCGTGCCGTCGTTGTGGATCACGCCGTCCACCGGCAGCTGGTGGCGCTCGCTCTCGTGGCCTGCGGTGTCCTCGTCGAGGGTGGGCAGGTCCGGGTTGTGCACCTGCAGGATCTTGCCGCCCAGCTCGTGGATCATCGCGGCCTCGTTGGGCATGCGCACGTCGGTGACGGCCAGCTTGCGGAAGTGCATCGACACCTGTCGGCGCACCCAGTGCTCGACGATGCGCACCCAGTAGTCCGGGTCCTGGCGCCGGCGGAACTCGGTGCCCCACTGCTGCATCAGCCAGCGGGGGCTGCGGGGCTCGTGCAGGCTGTGGCCGACGAACACCGCCCAGTGCAGGAAGGACGGATCACAGGCCTGGCCGATGGCCAGCGAGGGCAGCGGCAGCTCCTTCGTGCGGCGGTCAGTGAAGAGGCCCACATCCAGGCGGAAGGCCTGGGCCAGCTCGGCGCGCACGGCGTCGGCGAAGGCGATGGTCTTGTAGCCGTGGCGCACCAGGGCCTGGGCGCTGCTGTCCTTGCCGGCGCCGGCCTGGCCGGTGAAACCGATCAGGTAGAGGGGCGGGGAGAGGTTCACGCTGTGGCCCTCGCAGCATCGGCCAGGGCAGCGCGTTGCGCGGCCTGGTGCACCAGGGCACCGCCGGTGCGGCCTTCACCCAGCAGCTGGTCGACCGCGCTCATGCGGCGCGGCAGGGGCGGCGTGCCGTCGGGGCGCCAGTGGCTCACGTGCACCTGGCCGACGCGCCACAGGAAGTCCTCGATGGTGGGGCACACGCGCCGCATGCCGTAGAACACCAGCCCGGGCACGTCGCGATCGTGGGCGTAGCGGATGTCGAGATCCAGCGTGCGATCGATGTGCCGCAGGTCGAAGATGAACACGCCGGCGGTGCGGGACACCACGGCGCGCAGGAAGCGCGCGGGCTGGCCGTTCTCGGTGACCAGGTGCAGGCCGAGCAGCTGGCCATCGCGGAACTGCACTTCCCACTTCTGGGCCAGCACCTGGTGCCGGCCGTGCCTGTGGATGATGGTGGAATCAGTCAGCATCGCTGCCTCCTGTGGCTTTGGGGTGGAAGTCCGCGGCGGGCACGATGCCGTCGCAGTGGATGAGGTGCAGCACCGGCGAGCCGCGGTGCTGGCCGGGCTCCAGGCCCTGGCCGCGCAGCACCACGTGCTCGCCCACGCGCAGGGCCGTCTTGGCATGGGCAAGCTGGTAGGCCACGTGGGGCGCGCCACGGGCGGGCACGTGCAGGAGGGCGTGGAAGGGTGCGGCTTGGGGGTGGCCCTGCCAGTGCTGCTCGATGAGCAGCTCGACGGTGCAGTCACCGTTCGTGGCCACACGCAGCTCGGGGCGGTGCAGCAGCGGGCCGACGATGTAGAGCATGGGCCGGCACTCGCGCGGCGGCGCGATGCCGTCCAGTGAGGCCTGGGCGGGCTCCGGGGTCGCCTGGGGCGAAACGACTGCGGCGCTCACGGCTGCACCTGGTAGCGCCGGGCGCGAAGTTCGCCCAGGCGGTTGCGCCGCTCGCCGATGATGGACGGGCCGTCGGCCACGGCACGTGACAGATCGGCGAGGTGAGCCTGATGGGCCCGCAGTGCCGCCTCGTGGCGCCAGATCAGGAGATCCAGCCATAGGGCGTGCAGGCGTCTGCACAGACGGGCGATCATGATGCGGCCCTCGCGGCCATCATGGTGTCGGCCCACTCGTGGGCCGCCGCAGCCCAGGCCCGCGCGGATTCGTGGCGCATGTGCGGGTTGCCAAGCAGGCCAGACAGCGCCGCGCGTGAGAACAAGAGGTGCAGCCCCATCCACGCGTCGATCGACTCGGGGGGGGTGTTGGGCTTCCCGGAAGCTTCATGGTGCGGCTGCAGTAGCGCACGGGCGAGCTGGTAAGCCTGGACGGCTCCATCACGCTTCACGTCCGGCTTGAAGTACTGGTCGGCCAGCATGCCGCGCAGGCAATCGGCGGCCACCTGGTCCAGGAGGGGGATGGCTTGAGGGGTGCTCATGCCCGCCCCCCCGTGATCAGTGGGAAAGTGTCGAGCTGGGCGGCGAGCATGCTGGCCACCGTCTCATTGGTCGGGTGGCCCACGCGCGCCTGGGGCTCGGCCAGGGCGTCGAGCTGGGCGGCGCCCGTCACGCCGGCCAGCGTGGCGCGTGCCCGCGCTCGGCGGGCGGCATCGTGGATGTCATAGGCCTGGACGACGCAGCTATAGCGCCGCTGGCCGGTGGTCAGGTCGCGCAGGGCGACCTTGAAGGGGAGAGCTGTGCTGTGCATGTCCGCTCCGTCGGGTGGTGACGGAGCGAACTGTAGCGAAAGCTACATCACGATGCAATAGCAAACGCTACATCTTCGATCTTCAGCCTGGAACTCCGTGCTATAGCTTTGCGCCCGACGGGGCGGATTGCCTCTTGGCCAACGAAATCTGGAGGATCCCTTCGTCATGCCTTGAAAGAGCACCGGAGAAGTGAACCTCATGCGGGCCGATCGACCAATCCGCATGAATTGTTTTGAGGTTGCCTAGGGATGGCGAGTATACGTTGCGCGAAGTGAGGGACTTTGGTTTGCCATACCGTTCGATTGCAATCTTTAGAACATCATCCTGGACCGTAAACCCATTGGTAACAATAAAAACCTCAGAAAGAACATTATCCTGATTTACGGAAATTCGGGCGCTCTTTACCCACGGTGGAAGCTGGCCTGGTCCAAATGCGAGCTGATGGTCTGTCCTTGACTCACCCGCACTTATAGTCATGGGGCCCGGAAAGTAACACAGGTCCGGCCATGGTGAGGAAGAACTCTTCGGACATTCAAGAATTTCAAGGGGCTGGCCAAGAGTTAGCCCAAACGCGGAAACTTGCCCATATGCGATGGCCGCCATGTTCATTGCGGCGATGACAAGAAGGGATCTAAGAATCCGGTGGTGTGCGATATTCATTCAAACTCCCCCGTTGGTGGGATTCATTGCGGGACTGATTTGGAAACATGATGATACGCGCACTCACATCGCCGAGCGGCCGGAGTTTTCCAGTTCAGCCTGCCGCCTTTCGCATTCCTCCACGGCTTTGATAAGGTTGAGCTCCAGGTGACCAAGCCATCTTGGGTCCAGACCGTTGACGCGCCGCAGCAGGTCTTGTCCAAATGGCCACTGTGGCTGTGTCGGTATTGGAACTACCGCCGCGCCGGGGCCTGCATTCGTTGAGCTAAACCATCCGGCCAAACCCCTCAGCTTCTCAATCTTGGCGATGGTCTTCTCTGTGATCGGCCGGTGGCCGCTGAGCATCTGCCCGATCTGAGACCCATCGCGGTACCCCAAGAGGCGGCCGAGTTCTGCCTTCACGCCATCGAACCGTTCATCGATGAGGTCGCTCAGGCGAGCACGTCGCCACTCCTGGGATTGCTGTGAAGTCATCTGCCTAACGTAGCAAATGCTTCGTTAGCGTTGGCTACTTGCATGCCTGTAGCCAATGCTACAGAATGGCGCCCATGAAACTTGACCACTACTTGGCTCAGCCCGATGCATTGTCGGTGGCCGAGCTCTGTCGGCGCATCAACGTCAAGCAGCCAGCGCAGGTCCGTCAATGGCGGCACGGCTATGGGGGGCGCCTGCCCAGTGCTCAGAATTGCGTAGCAATCGAACGCGCCACCAACGGCGCTGTCCGCCGCTGGGACCTTCGCCCTGACGACTGGCACCTGATCTGGCCCGAGCTGGTCGGCACCGACGGTGCACCCGCTGTGGCTGCGGTGCAGGAGGTGGCGTGATGCCGACGTTGACCATCGTGTCGTCAGGCGCCGTCTGTCGAGCCAGGTGTGTCTGTGACAAGACGCGCGCCGGCATCCTGACCATCCAGGTCGAACCGTTCGACCCGCACGTTCGCAGCGCCGGGGATGACGGTAAAGCTTTGCCCCGGGAGTACGTTGAATTCGACCACGATCGAGTCGGCTCTCTCCTCGGACACGAGGAACCTGCCGCCCATTCGGGCTTCGATGATGAGCGGCTTGCCGGGAGCGATGGTCCCGCTGTGAATGAGTTCGCGTGTCATGGGTGCCCCTTTCATGAGGAGTAGGTCGGTGGAACGTCCATTCTCCAACGAGCAGGGGCACCCATCCTTCCCCCCAAGACGCCAGGAGGTCGCAGATGCTGCGTGAACCCCCGCCCATGTGGCTGCACGAGTACAGCGAGCTCCAAGCCATGGACCGAGCTGAAATCGCTCGGAGCAAGGCGTTCGTCAGTTCGGCTGGGTCCGATCGATGGCGGCCTGAATCGCTCCTTCGGGCGACTTCGACGCGTAGCGCACGAGGGCCTTCGTCTGGGGGGCAAACATCTCTGGGTGCTCCTCGCACTTTTGCACGGCGCGCTGCGTGGCGTCGAGCAGCCCAAGCGGGTTGTCGTGTTCTTGCGCGATGGCTACAAGCAGCAGCCCGAGCGCTTCTCCGATGTGCTGAAGCGGATCGTTCGGGTCGTAAGAAAGATTCATGGGTGTCCCCCTCGTGAAAGGTGAAGTCGTGGAAAACCAAGTCTCGCACGAGGAGGCGCCCGCCCTCGGTGTCAACGAACTCAACCGGCAGCTTGCCGCTGCTCTTGGGTTGAAGACGGCCGGCCTGGTCCGGCTCGAGGTGATCGTCCAGGCGTTTGCCCTTCCGACCGTCCAGGCCACGTACATCGTGAGGTCGGCGGAAGATCTGGCGGCGGTGTCGTCGCTGTTTGTACTGCAGCCGGTGGATCAGGTCGGCACCGAAGGCGCGCCGGCCGTCGCTGACGTGCAGGAGGTTGCTGATGCTGCGTGACATCACTCCCTCGCAGCCCCTACGGCACATCCTTAGCGAGCGTGTCGCGGCGCGCATCCTTGCCGGCCGGCCTGCGTACAAGCGCCGCCGCGCTGTTGCCGATGTGCGTCTGCAGCTCAGGCTGATGCGGTCCTTCGCGACAGCTCGCTCAGAACGCGAAGGAGCTCCGTCGTGAAGCTCTCCACCGTGTGTGCCAGAGCAATGACCGTGGGGTCTCCGCTCTCGCCTGCAACTGCGTGTGCGATCTGCTGGAGGCTCAGCGCCTCCTTCTCGAGGTTCTCCAAGTTCATGGGCGCCCTCCTGAAGGGTTGCGTTGGGGGTTGTGGGGCTCAAAGCGTACCCCACCAGGCAGGGCGCCCGCCCGCTGTTCGTTGGCGTCGTCATGGCGCCCATTTTTTGCTCGGCGTCAACCGGTAGTTCAAGGCGGAAGTCCATGAATTCTTTCGATCCCTACACCCTGGACTTGCCCCTGCTGGGCGGGCTCGTGCGGGCCCAGCGCCTGGTCGTTCCCCCGGAGGTGGTCATGAAGATCAAGACCTACCGCCAGGCCTGTCGCCTGGCGTGGAAGCTGCGTGCCATCCGCAACATGACGCAGCGCACCCTGGCAGAGCACGCGGGCCTGTACCCGTCGCACGTTTCCGACTACTTCAGCGTGCACGACAACCGCCGCGAGCTGCCGGCCCGTCACATCGCCACCGTGGAGCGCATCGTGGGCAACACGGTGATCAGTCAGTGGCTCGCCCAGCAGAGCAAGCTCACGGTGCTGGAGGAGATGCAGGCGCAGCGGAGGCATGTGGCATGAGTTACTCACCCCAGCCGGGAACCATTCCGGACCGCGTGATTGCGTGCCTCAAGCGCCTGCCCGCCGGCGAGGAGATGTCAACAGGCGCACTGCTGGACGCGCTGGGCCAGCCCACATCGTTCGGCCTGCAGCCGTGCATGCAGGCAGCACGCAAGGCCGGTGTAGTGCAGGCACGCAAACGTCCAGGAAGCCGCCTCCTGTACTGGTCTCTCGGCGCAGGTGACGCCGAGCCCGAGAGCCCTTCCGAGCCTGACGATGATCCTCCACTGCGGCGGGTTGTGAGGGCAGAGTCGAGAAAGCGCGCCGCAAAGGACAGACGCGCATTCCGCTGCGCGATGTTCAGCGACGGAACGTTGCAGCTCGATCTGGCGGACGGCCCCGTTGTCCTTGACCCCACTGACGCTGCCGTGCTCGTTGACTATCTCTGGCAACGGAGGTCTTCATGAGGCCCGCCGGTGAGGTGCGCCAGGCGCTGCGGCAAGCCGCCGTGCAGCTAGCCGTCGAGGCCGGTGGCGGTACGTGGCGCGACATCGCTGCCCGAGCCCGCGTGGGCTACGAGGCCGCGCGCGGCACCATCAAGAACATGGCCCACGCCGGCGAGCTGCAGGCGATCGACGAGGTGCGCTCGCCCGGATCTCGCCGGCCGATGAACCGCTACGTGCCAGCAGTCGGCGCAGACCCCACAGGAGCCGCGCTCACCGAGCTGCTGGCCCTGTGGCGCCAGAGCTGAGGCGGACCAGAAGAACGAGGCAGACAACCCGATGCATCGAAGAGAGCACGGGGCGGCACAGCCCGCCCGGCGCATGACTCACCCCGCGGCCAGGAGGCGCCGTGGCTAACCAGCCGATTGACTTCGCGTCACTCGCCCAGGCCCTGCTGGACCGGGCGGAAGTACTCGTTCCGCAGTGGCTGCCCGGGGGGAAGAAGGTCGGCGCCAACTACATGTGTGGCGGTTTCGAGGGCGGGGAAGGGCGCAGCCTCGGAGTCAACCTCAACAGTGGCGCATGGGGCGAATTCGCTGGCGACGAGCGTGGTGGTGACCTGATCAGCCTGTTCGCGGCCATCCATGGCCTCAACAACGGCCAGGCGGCCCGCAAGCTCATGGAAGAGCTCGGGTGGGAGAGGGCCCGCACCGTGCAGACGCCTGCACCCCCACGAACGTCGGGCGCAGCGTCGGAGCCGCCCCTCTGGGACGCAGACGACCCCGGACCTGGCGCACCGGACGCAACAGGTGGCAAACGCAAGAGCCTCTGGCGCGCGGTGGTGCCTGTGCCACCCGGTGCGCCCGAGACCGACGGCAAGCACTTCCACCGCGGCCTGCCCGAGGCGATGTGGGAATACCGCTTCGAGGATCAGTTCTTCGGCTACGTGGTCCGGTACCGCACCAGCGATGGTGGCAAGGAGATCCTGCCGCACACCTGGTGCGTGGACGAGTCCGACGGCCGCGGCACCATGCGCTGGCACTTCAAGCAGTGGGAGGAGCCTCGGCCCCTCTATGTGCCCGCTACCTTGCTGTCGGGCGACCCGGCCAACGTGCCGGTGGTCATCGTCGAGGGCGAGAAGTGCGCCTTGGCTGGCCACCAGCTCCTTGGCCACGAGTTCGATTTCGTCTCGTGGCCCGGCGGCAGCAATGCATGGGACAAGGCCGCCTGGGGCTGGCTCATGGGCCGCACGGTCTACCTGTGGCCCGACTGCGATGCCAAGCGGGTGCGCCTGAGCGCCGCCGAGCGCCAGGCCGGCGTGGACCCGCAGAGCAAGGAGCTGCTGCCCGAGGAGCGCCAGCCCGGCGTCAAGGCCATGACGCACATCGGCTCGGTGCTGGTGGCCGAGCATGGTTGCACGGTCTTCCTGTGCCGCATCCCGAAGCCCGGCGACGTGAGCGACGGATGGGACATCGCCGACGCGATCGATCAAGGCTGGACGGCCGACCAGGTGCGTGCCTTCATCCGGGGCGCCGGCAACTTCGTTCCTCCTGACGACGCTGCCCGTGCGCGTGCGGGCGAGGGCAAGGGCGGCCAGTCAGCGCGCGGGCCCGGATTTTCGGCGCGATCCAGTGCTTCCGCGGAGGAGGGGGGAGAGGACCCCTCTCTCGCCTGGCGGCGGCATCTACTGGAAACGGCACAAGGAAGCATCCGGCCCGTGCGCGAGAACGCGGTCCTGGCGCTCGACGGGTGGCCTGAGCGCGAGGTCAAGGGTGTGCCCGAGGCAGAGGGCCTGATTCGGTTCAACGAGTTCACGAACAACGTCGAGAAGGCGCGGGAAACGCCGTGGGGCACGCCGGCCGGCCCGTGGGAGGAGGCCGACGAGCTGCTGATGGGCGAATGGCTGGTGCGAGAGCACTGGCTGCCCTCGATGCCGCGCGGAACGCTGGAAGAGGCTGTGCTGATGGTGGCAAGGCGCCATGCCTACCATCCGGTGCGCGAACGCATGTTGGCGCTGAGGGGGCGGTGGGATGGTGAGGGGCGCCTGGAAAAGTGGCTGAGGATCGTGTGCTTGGAGGAAGACGAGTATGACGACCGCGACCCGCTGCAGCAGTACCTGGCCAGGGTGGGCAAGTGGTTCTTGATGGGCATGGTGGCGCGGGTGATGCCCACCGAAAAGCAGGGCCCGAAGATCGTGCGAGGCCCTGGCACGAAGTTCGACACGATGCTCATCCTCGAAGGCCTCCAGGGCTCGGGGAAGTCGTCACTGGCAGCCCTACTGGGCGGCGAGTGGTTCGCCGACACGGGGCTGATGATCGGCGACAAGGACAGCTACCAGAACATCCAGGGCATCCTCGTCTATGAGTGGGGCGAGCTGGAGAACATGACGAAGCAGGAGGTCTCGAAGATCAAGCTCTTCTGCTCCTCCTGGAAGGACCGGTTTCGCGCCAGCTTCGATCGCCGCCCGCGAGACTACCCGCGCCAGGTGGTGTTCATCGGGACGACGAACGAGACCCACTACCTCACGGACGTCACGGGTAACCGCAGGTTCTGGCCTGTGCGCTGCACGCGGCCGCTGGATCACGAGTGGCTCAAGGCCAACCTCGATCAGCTTTTCGCCGAGGCCGTGCACAGGCTCGACCACAACGAGCGATTCTGGCCAACGCCTCAGGAGCAGCGAGACATCTTCGACCCACAGCAGCGGGCCAGAACCGTCACCAGCGCGATCGAGGCCGAGATCCGCCGCTTCCTCTATGACGAGAACCAGAAGGTGCCGCACGGCGGACAGAACGGCACGCTGATGCACCAGGTCAGCATGTCCGAGCTGCTGAACCGCATCGGCTACACGATCGACAAGCAGACCGACGTGGTGGTCAAGAAGGCCGCCTCGATCATGCACGCCCTGGGCTGGGAGCTGAAGCGCACCAGCCAGGCCGGGCGTCCCTACGTCTACGTGCGCCCCGAGCGCGAGCAGGCCGCCAGGCCCGCATCGCACGAGGCCGGCGCCAGCTCTTCATCCACCGGCCCCACGCAGGCCGAACAACCCGCAGAGGAACCCGATGGGTGCCCGTTCTGAGCAGCGATCGCGCGGCGGCGCGGAAAAGCTCGGGGCACCCGGGATGACGGCCATGTGACCCACAGCGACCGGGCGCACCCGGACTGTCCACGTTGTCCACGTTCATTCAGAGAGTCGTGAAGCACTGTCGAAGCTGCTGAACGGCCCGATGGGCGGAGCCATGCGCGGAGTGTCCAGGTGTCCATGAGCAAGCGCAGGCGTGCAGGGGCGCGCACACGCTCGCTCGCACGCGCGGAGGCGATCACGTATTCCCATCTCAATGAAAGGACATGGACAACATGGACAGAGCACCGAAGAAGGACTGGAGCTGGCTGCCGACGGCCATGCCCAAGGTGGCCCAGCTGGTGGCTGAGAAGAAGAAGGCCTACGGCGCCGCCCATGTCAGCGAGTGCTGGAAGCGTGGCGTCGAGCTGGGCGAGCCTGGCTGGTTCTTCGCGCGCGAGGGCGCCCTGGCCGTGGGAACACCGTGGGAGGACGACGAGGTCCTGCGCAACTTCGGCGCCCAGCACATCACCTCGGGCCAGGGCCTTCTGCTGATCAAGGAGCCGGCGAATGGGGCGCATTGACGACATCGAGCGCCGGCTGCAGAACTGGGCACGATGGAAGACCAGCAGTGGCGGTGGCAGCCTGGGCTATGCCCGTGTGCAGCTGGCCAGCGACACCAGCCGCGAGGGCTACCGTGAGGCAAGGATTCCCACGCTGGACTGCGAGGCGGAGGAGACAGACCGAGCGGTGCTGGCTCTACCCTCGGAGCTTCGGCGCACCGTTGAGCTGTACTACCTGGGCGGCGGACCGATGAGGCGCAAGGCAGAGATCCTGTGCTGCACCGAGAGGGCAGTGCACGCCCGTATCGAGCGGGCCCATCAGGTCATCCAGTCATGGGTGCAGGACCTGGAGCGGGCCCGGCGGCAGGAGCGTGCTCGCGTGGCCTGGCTCAACGCCAAGAGCCGACCTACCGGGGAGTTTTAAACCATTCAGAAACCCGCTACATTTCAGGCACGCTGCACATCGCTGCGCCCAGATCACTCACCGCCCCGTCAGGTCCGCCTGCACGGGGCGGCGTCGTTTGGGGCTGCGGTTGGCGCGTCGCAGTTGTCTCCTCGTGGGCGAAGCCCGCTTCGGCCCGGCCGGGTTCGCTCGGTCGGGCCTACTTCTTGAAGCCATGCCACAAGCCGCGCCGCGCCCATGCAGTCATCCAGGCTGTGGCCGGCTGGTGCATGGCGGCTCGCGTTGCGATCAGCATCGGGTGGCGGCATGGTCGGTGAGGCGTCCGACTGAGGTCAAGCGGATCACGGGTCGCAGGCTTCAGAAGGCACGTGCCCGGCTCTTCATGGAGCGGCCGCTGTGCGAAGCATGTCAACGGCACGGGCGCGTCACGCTGGCCACCGAGCGCGACCACAGGGTCCCGCTTGCCGAGGGCGGCACCGACGACGACGACAACATCCAGGCCCTCTGCGCTGACTGCCATCGCGAGAAGACCCTTGCCGAGGCGCTGCGGGGGAGGGGTGGGCGGAAAGTCTGA